TCAGTAAGTGATTGGGGCGGTGAAGATGATGAAACGCCACAATATGGTATTGTTAAAATTGCTATTAAAGCAGCTTCAGGTTCAACTTTGACTAATCAAACTAAATTAGATATTGTTAGTTTGTTAAAACCTTATAATGTTGCTTCAGTTAGACCAGAAATTGTGGATCCAGAAACTACTTCTGTTCTAGTAACTACAGTTGCTAAATTTGATTCAAAAAATACTGCTAAAACTAAAGATACGTTAAAATCAGATATTATTACGACTATTCAAAAATATAACACAGATGAGTTACAAAAATTTGATGGTGTGTTTAGATTTTCTAAATTATCAAAATTAATTGATAATACAGACGATTCAATTTTATCAAACTCTACAAATGTTAAAATAAGAAAGACATTAACACCAACTATAAATTCATCTACGAAATATGACATATATTTCAGAAATGCATTATATAATCCTCATGCAGGTCATAATATGGCTTCTGGTGGTATCTTATCGTCAACAGGTTTTAAAATTGACGGAAATGACAATGAACAATTTTTAGATGATGACGGCAATGGTAACGTGAGACGTTATTTCTTGGTTTCAGGTATTAAGACATATGCTTCATCAGCACAAGGTACAATTAATTATGCTACAGGTCAAATCACACTAAACTCTTTAAATATTTCTTCTATATCAAATATTAGAGGTGCAGCTTCTACGGTAATTGAATTAACTGTAACACCTGATTCAAGAGACATTGTTCCTGTTAGAGACCAGATTATTGAGATTGATACTAACGTATTAAATGTTTCTGCTGAACCTGACACATTTGTTGGTGGTTCTGCTGAAGCAGGTGTTGGTTATACAACAACAAGTAATTACTAAAGAGAAGAAATGTTAAATGGCAAAATTTAATGATAAAATTTCAACAATCATTAATTCACAGTTACCTGAATTCGTTGTTGCTGACCACCCAAAGTTCGCAGACTTTCTAAAGGTATATTATCAACTTTTAGAATCTTCTGAATTAGGTGTAACAAGTATTCAAGCAACTGACGGTCTCTTAATTGAAACAGAGACAGGTCAAATCAATAACATTGTTCTTAACTCTTCTGGCATAGGTTCTACTAGAACACTATTAGATACAGATGATAAAATTCTTTTAGAAGATACACCTTACGGTAAATTTACTAGAGGAGAGGTCATCAAAGGCCAAACTTCAAATGCAACAGCAAGTGTATTTGCAGAAGACTTAAATAATAACAGACTATTCATAACATCACAAAATAACTTTGTTAAAGATGAGGTAGTTGTTGGTCAAACATCAAATGCATATGCAATTGTAAATACAAACAGACCAAGTCCTGTTAATAACATTATGGACTTGTTAAAGTTTAGAGACCCCGATGGTGCAATTACAAATTACTTAAATTCATTTAGAGACGAGTTTCTTACAACATTACCAGAAAATCTGGATGTTGGTGTTAATAAAAGAAATGTTATTAAGAATATTAGGTCAATGTACCGTGCTAAAGGTACAACAAAAGGTCACGAAACATTTTTTAGACTATTATTTAATTCAAATTCAGAAACAATTTATCCTAGAGAGAATATTTTAAGAGTATCAGATGGCCAATGGGATTCTAAAAAAGTATTAAGATGTAAAGTTACAGTAGGTAAAGGTAATGATTTAATTGGTAGACAGATTACAGGTTTTACTTCAGGTGCAGTTGCAACAATTGAAAACCTTGCTATCTTTCAGATTGGTCAAAATACAGTTACAGAATTTACAATTAACGCAGATAGTATTGTTGGTACTTTTCTAATTGGTGAAGAGATACAAGGTACTGCTTCAGACACAGATGACTATTTTATTAAGGCAACTGTTACAGGTATTCCAGGTAATAAAAATATTACAAATGATGGTTCACTAAATGATACCTCAGATTCTATTTCAGTTATTGGTGGTGGTTCAGGTGGACTTTTCCAAGTTGAAGAAATTGGTCCAGGTAAAATTGAAGAAGTTATCATTGACAATCCAGGAAGAGATTATCGGGTTGGCGATAGTATAACTTTTGATGACACAGGTACATCAGGTCTTGGTGCGTCTGGTTTTGTTAGTAATGTTAATGGTGATGTTATTGCAGAAGACGGCGAAACTTTAGTTTATGAAGATGAAACAACTAGAGGCGACACGTATGCTGGTAATTCTGTTATGCAAGAAACTGGAACAGATATTGGACAAATTCGTAAATGTTATATTACAAATCCAGGAAATGGTTATTTAAAATTACCAACAGCTGTTGTTAATGGTTCAACTGGTTTAAATGGTTCTGTAAAATTATATGGTTCTAATATTGGTAGAATTGTTAAAATTAAAACTGTAGAATTAGGTTTAGATTATCAACTTGCTCCTTCTCCACCAACACTAACGTTTTATAATAATATCGTTGGCGTAAATATTTCAGGTTCTTTCTTAGCAAATGAAACTATAACAGGTGGCACAAGTGGTGCTTCTGGTAAACTTGCAGAATATGATAACGATAGAGGTCTAATTAGATTACAAGATGTTACAGGAACATTTCAAACTAACGAAACATTAACAGCACCGTCTGGTGGACAATTAACTGTTAAAAAGATTGATACTTCAAGTGCAACAATTGATGTTGTATCTGTTGCTGACACAGATGGTCGTTTTCTAAATGAAGACGGAGAAATTTCAGAAACTACTGTAAAAGTACAAGATAGTTTATATTATCAAGACTTTTCTTACGTTCTAAAAGTTGGTCGTTCTATTAATGAATGGCGAGATAGTTTTAAAAAGACAATGCACACTTCTGGTTTTTACTTTACAGGAGAAGTACAATTATCAACTAGACTTAATGCTCAGATTTCAACACCAATTACAGGTGCTGTTTCTGGTGCAGTTGATGACCCATTCTTTAGTATTGCAAACATTCTATTCTCTACTATATTCGGTAGAAGATTAGGAACAGTAGATGACGGTACTTCATTGAGAAACAATGCTTATATAGCTGGTTCTATTGATAATGATAATTCTACTGAAAGATTTTCAGCAAATACTAGAGACGTAACTTTACACAGACAAGGTGTACATTTAACAATTAGGTCAAGTAAAAGAGAGAATATTAACGGTGTTCAAGTATCACAAGGTTGGGCATATGCTGGTCCTAGATATGGTTCAATCAATACATATGCAAATAGAATTTTCGGTGCTGGTGTTCAAGGCGCTGGTAACACGTTCAAAACATTAAGTGAATTAAAGGTATTTGGTACAAAAACAACTTTAGACGGTTTAGACGCAGTTATGCTTATGACTAGTGATGAACAAGGTAAGCAAGTTAAGATGAATTTTGCGTTTCCGTCTGTAACGGCATTCAGTGGAGACTCATTTGATAACACAGTTACTAAATTTGATAAAACTACCAGAACATTTGATGACACAACTGTTTAAAACTGTTATAAATAGTACAAAGAGGAAAATAAATGGCTAAACAATTAATAGGTATCGGTTCAGTTGCAAATGACGGAACAGGTGATAATTTAAGAGAAGGCGCAACAAAAGTCAACAATTTGATGAACGAATTGTACACTGCCTTAGGTGATGGTACAAATTTCACATCCGGTACTTTTGCTACTACAACTGCTACACAGGCGTTATCAAACAAAGATTTGACAGCGGCTACTAATACTTTTCCTACAATATCTATTAAAGATGACGCTTCTACCATTGACGCATTAAGTTTAGGTCAAACTTTAACTTTTGAAGGTGGTACAGGTATTACAACAACAGTTACCGACAATAAAGTTTCAATGGCTGCTGAAGTTTCAGCGGCTAGTACAAACACACTAACTAACAAAACAATTAATTTTGCTAATAACACCATAACAGGTACGGCGAATGAGTTTAACACAGCAGTATCCGATGGTAGTTTCTCAACAACTTCTGGTTCTGAAACACTAACAAATAAAACTATTGATTTAACGGACAACACCTTATCAGGTACAATAGCAGAATTAAATACAGCAATTTCAGATGAGACAGTTGTAGGTAGAGATACTACAGATACACTTACAAATAAAACATTAACATCACCAGTTATTAATACTAGTTTAACCGGAACAGCTGCTTTAGATATAACAGGTGCTGGTTCAAAATTCAAAGCCAACTTTGCAAATACGGCTGCTTTACCAAATCCAACAACATATCAAGGTATGTTTGCAACCAAGTCCGACACTGCTCAGGCTTTCTTTGCAGAATCAGGTGCTTGGATTTCTTTATTTTCAGAAAACAATACAATTCAAGATATTTCAAACGTAGATATTTCCGGTATTGCTGATGGTCATGTATTAAAATGGAATGCGACAAACACAAGATTTGAGTCAGCTGCAGAAGCAGGTGGTTTAGCAAACGGTGATGATATTGATTTTGGTCAATCAGATATTCAAGACGTAGGTTACATTTCTATGATGTCTCCTAAAAACACTGTAACAAAAACTTTAACAGTTACAGTTACTTCTAAAACTTCTGAACATTATTATCACTCTGTAGGTTCAGCTAGTGCGTACATAATTGACGGCAACCAAGAGTCGCCTTTATTACAATTTGCTCCAGGTGTTTACAAATTTGACCAATCTGCTGGTACTAATAACAGTCATCAAATTAAATTTTATTTAGACGCAGCTAAAACAACTTTATATGAATATGGTGTAACATATAACGGCAGTGCTGGTAGTGCAGGTGCATATACACAGATTGAAGTTGATGAAAACACAGCACCAGTTCTATACTATCAATGTATAAATCATCCTTATATGGGTCACGCTATACAAATGGTTGGTAGAAAAAGACATTTAAAAACATCTATGACAGGTGATGGCTCTGATACAACTTTAACAATTGAAGCTGGTAGAACAGTAGATGATGTTTTAGTATTCGTAAATGGTATCTGTTTAGTTCCTACAGACGACTATACAATTTCAGGAACCACATTAACATTCATAACTGCTCCGGCTAGTTCAGCTGAGGTAGTAGTAAGGTACTTAGGATAAAAACATGGGAATTTTAACTAGAACAATTGCAAATAATTTAGGAGAAAATCCTAATCCTGGTGTAAATTTTAGAAACTTTATCATCAATGGTAAAATGATTTTTGATAGACGAGGTGGTCCTTACACTTCTAATGGTTACACGTTAGATAGATGGACTATGGACGAATCTACAGACGGTGCAGTTACAGTTTCACAAAGCGGTGATGTTCCTGCCGGTACAAATTTTTCTTCAGCATTAAAAATTGATGTAACTACAGCAGACGCTAGTATAGGAGCTGCTCAATACTGTGGTCTTACACAGTTCATTGAAGGCCAAAATATGGTAACGGCTAATTATGGAACGTCTGACGCAGAAAACATGATGTTATCTTTTTGGGTAAAATCAAATAAAACAGGAATATATTGTGTACGTTTTGTAAAAGAAGCAGGTGATGGTACTAGATACGAAACACCTATTGAATACACAATCAGTGCTTCTAATACATGGGAAAAGAAAACTATTTCATTGTCGCCAACAGCAGGTGGTACAGCATTAATTACTGCTAGTGCTGGTGCAATTAAAAAGAATGCTAATGCCGGATTTAGAATTATGTTTAGTCATGCAGTAGGTTCAAACTATCAAGCAACTAATAATACATGGGTTGCAGGTAGTGATAAAATGGGTACATCAAATTCAGTAAACTTATTAGATAGTGATTCTAACGAATGGTACTTAACAGGAGTTCAATTAGAGGTTGGTAGTTCAACTACAAGCTTTGAACACTTACCAGAAGATGTAGAATTAAATAGATGTTTGAGATATTATTTTAAAGTACAAGGTGGTCCGTCACAAAATTATATGAATTTTGGTATGACATCTACAAATGGTACCAATTCAATAATGTTCATGCATTTTCCACAAATGTTGAGAGGTAATGCAACCATATCCTCAAATGGTACTTTTTCTAGTAATGTTCCATATGGTGCAGGTTACGAGAACACTAGCGCTGGTCCTTCACTAGGTGATATGGGTCCTAATATGTGTAGAATAGATTTTACTACACCTACATCACATGCAGCTGGACTAAACGGAAGAATATTACTGTTGAATGACGGAACAGGTTATATAGACTTTGACGCAGAATTATAGGAGATAATATGGAAATAGATATTAACACAGCAACTTACAGATACAGAGAAAATGATGGTACTAATACAAAATACACTGTTGAGTTAGTTTTAACAGATGGTACTAAAATGTCTGTGCCTATAGACACTGATAATAGACATTATAGAATGGTATTAGAGTGGGCTGATATTGATGGAAACAATATAACTGACCCAGGAGCGTAAACGATATTAAAACCATTATGAAAACTTGTATAAATATAGTAAAGGATTAAAAGAAATAGTATGCCAGCAATTATAACTAACAAATTTAGAATTCACAATAGTGAACAATTTTCAGAGTCTTTTTCAGAGGCTGCTGGAAACACGTATTATCTTGCTATCGGTAAACCTCAACCTTTCGGTATTGCGACAAGAGGTGATAGTAGAACACAAAATTTAGGTACTGACACAGCACCAGTAACACCAGGTGATAATAACAATTCACAAACTGTTCCATTTGATGATATGTTGGCAGCTAAGAAGATTACTTCAACAGATGTTGCTTTTGTAGCACCAAGAAGAAACTGGACTACAGGTACAACATACGATATCTATAGACACGATTACAACGAATACTCTACAGGTACAACTACAAACCTTACAGCAAATTCAGGAGCAACGACATTATCAGACGCAAGTTACTATGTATTAACAAGTGCTAGAAACGTTTACAAATGTTTAGATAATGCTAACAACACAGCTTCTACAGTAGAACCAACAGGAGATTCTACAACAATTATTACAACTGCTGACGATTATAAGTGGAAATATATGTACACTTTATCAGCTGCTCAACAAGCAAATTTCTTGTCAACAGACTTTATGGCAGTTTCTACAAATAGTACAGTATCATCAGCGGCTGTTGATGGTGCAATTAATATTGTAAAAATTAAAACACCAGGTTCTGGTGGTACAGACGGAACATTCACTAACATTCCTATGAGAGGCGATGGTACAGGTGGTGTTGTTTCTGTTACAGTTACATCTGGTGCTATTACGGAAGTAACAGTTACAAATGTAGGTTCAGGTTACACTTTTGCTACAGTTAGTAATGCACAAGTAGTATCAGCAGGTTCAACAAACTTGGTTGGTGCAGAATTAGATTGTATTATTGAACCAAAAGGTGGTCACGGTTTTAATGCAGTTACAGAATTAGGTGCTTTCTTTGTAATGTTAAACACATCTTTAGAGGGTGGAGAAATTACAAACTCTGGTGACTTTACTACATCAAATGACTTTAGAAGAGTTATGTTAGTAAAAGACCCAAAATCAGGTGGTTCGGCTGCAACAGCAAATACTTTAAGAGGTACTAAATCAATTGCAATTGCCTCATCTCCAACACCAGGAACATTTACAGTTGACGAAGAAATTAACCAAGCTTCTACAGGCGCAGTTGGTAAAGTCGTAGCTTGGGACGCAACAAACAGAATTTTGTACTATGTACAAACTAGATATAATGACGAAGGAATTGATACTGACGGAAATCAAACAGCATTTAGTGGTGCAAACGTAATTACTGGACAAACATCTAGTGCTACAGCAACACCTAATACCTCTGAAAGTGGTACGGTAAATAATGTTACGTTTACTTCCGGATATGCAAGTGCAGAAATAGACGCTGACAGTGGCGACATTCTGTACATAGAAAACAGAGCACCAATAACGAGAGCAGCTGACCAAACTGAGAACATTAAATTGATTATAGAATTTTAACCAGAGGATACTTAATAAATGCCGAGTCCAACTGATTTTAACCTCTCACCATACTTTGACGATTACGCAGAATCAAAAAAGTTCCATAGAGTTCTTTTTAGACCCGCTTTCGCAGTACAGGCTAGAGAGTTAACACAATCACAAACAATTCTACAAAACCAAGTAGAGAAAGTATCTGACCACCTTTTCAAAAAAGGTGCAATGGTTATACCTGGAGAAATTGGGTACGACTTAAATTACTATGCAGTCAAACTAACTTCTTACACAGGCACATCAACTTTATCAAATTTTAAAGATATAGTTCTTACAGGTGGTACTTCTGGTGTAACTGCTAAAGTCGGTAATACATCTATTACAGACGGTACGGATCCTGATACACTATTCGTAAAATACACAAACTCTGGTACAACTAATACAGCACAAGCATTTACAGACGGAGAAACTATTACAGGTTCAGCAACTATTGACGGTGTTGTAACTTCTTTAACAGCAATAGTTAATACGACAGCAACTGGTTCGGCCGCTTTTGTTGCAGCTGGTACTTACTACATTAATGGTTTTCATGTCAATGTTGCAGAGCAAACAATTCTATTAGACAAATACACAAACACACCATCATACAGAGTTGGTTTAACAATTTCAGAATCTTTTGTTACTCAAAATGATGACGGTACACTAAACGATAACGCAGCTGGTTCATCTAACGTAAATGCTCCAGGTGCTCACAGATTTAAAATTGATTTAACTTTATCTAAACTTACAGTTGGTTCTTCAGCAGACGCAAACTTTGTTGAATTATTAAGATTGCAAAAAGGTATTATTCAAAACCAAGTTAGAACAACAGAGTATGCAGTATTAGAAGATACTTTAGCAAGAAGAACATTTGATGAATCAGGTGACTATTCTGTTAGAGATTTTGATATTGATATTAGAGAACATTTACAAACAGGTAATAATAGAGGTATCTATACAAGTGCAAACAGTGGTTTAGAATCTAAACTTGCAGTTGGTTTAGGACCTGGTAAAGCATATGTTAAAGGTTATGAAATTGAAACAATTGGTACTACTTTTGTTGAAGTAAACAAAGCGAGAAGTTTTGAAACACAAAATAACTTTATTACAAAATTTGATGTAGGTAACTTTGTTAATGTCACTAACGTTTTTGGAACACCAGATATTGGTTTCGTAACTGGTGACGTAGAAGCATTTAAAAAGATTAATCTGTACAATACTCTATCAGCAGCTAGAGGAACAGAAAACAATGGTAGTTTATCTAGTTTAAATACAATTGGTCGTGCAAAGTCTAAAGGGTTTGAATATGTAACAGGTACACCTAGTGCATTTACTTTTTCAAGTGCCTCTTTAACTAGTGCAATCTACAGACACTACATGTTTGATATTAACATGTTTACACACCTAAACTTACAAACTGGTACAGCATTTACAGATGGCGAAGTAGTAACAGGTGGTACAAGTGGTGCAAGTGCGACATATGAAAGTATTTCAAACGAAGAAAGTAAATCAATTTCAGGTATTACAGTTGCAAATCCAGGTGTTGTAACGGCAACAGCACACAAATTTAAAGAAGGACAACAAGTTACTATTTCAGGTGTAACAGGTTTTGGTCTTGATTCAGTTTCACAAGACTCTTCAGCACAAGTATTTACTGTTAGAAATCCTGGCACAAACACATTTGAATTATATGGTGCAGACGGAACAACTGCTCAAAACGTAACAGCATACACTTCTGGTGGTACTGTAGAACATGGTTTAGCAATCGTTTCAAATGTACAAGGCACATTCGTGGCCGGAGAAACAATCACAGGCGGGACTTCAGGTAATACTGCCGTAATTCAAAATGACAGATTAGGTCAAAAAGGTGCAACAACTTTTGATTTTGCAAATGTTAAACACCTTGGTATGGCAGGAACACCAACATATACCTCAGACGTTTCTCGTAGTGCAACGTACGGAGAAAGTTTACAGATTTCAGGTTCTATTTCAGTTGCCTCTGGTGGCACAGCAGTTACAGGTTTCGGTACAAGATTTAATACTGAATTAAAAGTAGGTGATGAAATTACATTTACTACAGACGCTGGTGCTTCAGTAACAAGAATTATAGAATCCATTTCAAGCGATACTACTTTAGAATTTACAACAGTTCTTGGTGGTTCAGACGTATCAACAAAAACTATTGCGACTAGAAATAGAGGTAAATTACAAGATAGTAATAAAAACGTTTCTATCTTCCCATTACCACACGCAACAATCAAAACACTAAAGACGGCGGCTAATTCATCTTTAACCGATACAAACTTTACAGTTAGAAGACACTTTGCAGTTACACTATCAAGTGGTTCGGCAACAATCACTGCTGGTACTAACGAGGTCTTTGGTTCATTAGCTGAGGGAGATTATTCAGTATCTATTATGGATATTGCTTCTGCTTCATCTGGTGCAACTGGTGATGTAATGAGTTTGACAGGTAACAATGCAAACAGTAATCCCATATTCACACTTGCAGGTTCTCCTACAGGTAAAACTTTAACGTTAGACTTTGGTACTGCTTATGCAAATGCTAAGATTAAAATTCTTGCTACTGTAACTAGAAGTGTTGCAGATAGTAAAACAAAAACACTTAATAGTAATTCAACTGTACAAATAACTTCACAGTCAATAATTCAATCCGGTACAATTGGGTTAGCAAAAGCTGATGTTTATGCTTTAAAGAGTGTTAAGATGGCCGCTGACTTTAGTACAAATGCAATATCAGGCGATACTGATATTACAGACAGATTTATTTTAGATACAGGTCAAAGAGATAACTACTATGACATTGGTAGAATTAAATTAAAAACTGGTGAATTAGCACCAACAGGTAGATTACTTGTTACCTTTGATTTCTTTTCACACGGTTCAGGAGATTACTTTGATGTAGACTCTTATTCAGGTGTTGTAGATTACGAAGACATTCCAACTTATCTTTCTGATACTTCTGGTGACAGTTTTGAATTAAGAGATTGTTTAGACTTTAGACCAAGAGTTGATGACGCAAGTACAATTAGTTCAGGTGGTCAAGACAGAAGTTTTGATGGCGCTGGTGCTTCTACAGTAGATGTAATTAAATTTGGTGGTAATGTTACTACAGATTTTGAATACTACTTACCAAGAATTGATAAAATCTTTTTAGATAAAGAGGGTTCATTTAAAGTAATTGAGGGTGCTTCTTCTGAAATACCTCAATCGCCTAAACAATTAGATGGTGCAATGCATTTATATACATTGTACATTCCTGCTTATACACTAACTACAGACGATATTGATATTAAAACAGTAGATAACAAACGTTATACTATGAGAGATATTGGTAGATTAGAAAAACGTATTGAGACAGTTGAATACTACACACAACTTTCTTTATTAGAAACACAGACACAACAATTACAAATACAAGACGCAGATGGTTTTGATAGATTTAAAAATGGATTTATCGTAGATAACTTTACTGGTCATGGTAT